CAATCTTGTTGAGGTACTCGTCGAGCGCCGCAATGCGGTCGTCCGACACGCCATCCACGCGAGCTTTGTTGTAGTGCTTGCGTGCGCGGTCGTAGGCCACGTCGAGTTTCAGCCGCTTATCCGGGTCTGGGTACGGCATGTCGCGGAGAATGAGCGAGCAAGTCTTGTCGACGACGTCCACGTCCGCCGTTTCGAGGTCTCGCTCGGCCTCGATGTCCGGGATGTTGAGAAGACGCGCTACGACAGAGCGATCCTGGATAATCTTGCGGTCAACCAGCTCCATGACTTCCTGGAACATGGCCGCTTTGGTCTGAGACAGCGCGGAGATGGGCTCGCAGCGGAGCGTGTACTCCTTGCGGTCCATCTGGACGTCTTTCCAGTTGATGCGCTCAAGAGCGCCTTGCCCAGGGGCAAGAATCTCCACCTGCTCGCCAGCCTCGGACGCCTCTTCGCAGGCGTCGATGATGAGCCAGCCGATGTCGACGTGGAATTGGCGAACAGATTCGTGAGCAACGCGAAACCGAGCGTCTTCCATGTCATCGTAGACAGAAAGCGCCTTGCCCGAAGCCTGACGAAGACCTGCTGGGAGCACGGACTGCGCAGAAAGCTCGGAGATACCTTCGTATCGGAGCATGTTCTGCGCGATCATGTCCTTGTACGCGTACGTGTCCGGGTGGACAGGCTGCGGATTGAAGACCTGCGGCGCTTGTCCGGAGTATTCGATGATGGTGCCGACGTCGTTGTCGACCTTGGTCTTACCAAGGGTGCCCGACTGGACCATAATATGGCTGCCGCCCATCAAATTGTGAGCGACCTGGATCTTCTCGCTGAGCCGGTCGTACTCGTCCTGGGCGGCGGCAAGCTCGATGGCCATGGCGGGGCCGTAGAAGCCCGACAGAGGAGCGTTCAGGCGCAGAAAACCGAACCCGAAGTTTTTGTCGCGCGTCCACGGCGACGCAGACAGCGTGCCGGTCGTGAGCGCGATGACTCGGAGACCGTCTTCTGCCTTAGGACCAGACGCCAAGTGCGTGGCTTCGTAAACCAGGATCTGGTCCGAATACCGAGCCGTGTTCATGAACGTCGAGTCGTCGTCCGCAGGTTTTGGAGCCGAAAGAATGGCCTTCTTTCGCTCGTCTGCCGTGCCGTACAGCGAGTCGTCCTCGCTGCCGAACGTCTCCAGGACCACAGAGCGGTCCATGTAGCAGCGGTGGTACAGGCATCGAGGCGTTCCGTAGCGAGCCTCGGCATCGGAGACGAGCAGGTCGAAGATCGGGATGCGCTCGATCTGGACAGTCTTGTCTTGGACGTAGACCTTGACCGCCGCGACGCCAAAGACGAGCACGTCCAGCAGCAATTGCGGGTAGATCTTGCTGTAGCTCGACGCGTAGAAGCAGCCGTGAAGGAACCTATCGAGGCGACCTGCGCGGTAACGCTGCAAGAAGTCGCCGCCGACAGTCATCGTGCTCGGCAGCGGCATCTGCCGCGCGAGCTTCGCCTGCATCGTGTTGATGGCGTTGCGCGCTACGTTGAACGAGACACGGTCGTCCCAGACGTTGCGGATAGGCATCCCGAACATCTTGAGGTCGGTGCCGTAAACCTCGGCTCCGCGTGTCCACATCTGCCGTCTGTACGCAGATTCGTTGCGGATTGCATTGATTGCTCCGACAACTGCCGTGGCAGGATCTTCTTCACGTTCGTGAATGAGCCACCATGCGTCGGTAGTTTCGGTGATACCCGCCATTTTTTGCAAGGTATCCAGTACATGGCACTTATATCAAGGTCGAAATCCAGTACGCCGCTGGCTGCGCTCATTTTTACGACGTATTTTCTTTTCTATAGGAACCCAGATTTTGTGTTCTTCCTCTGTGAGTCCCTTGTAGTCCTCTTCAAAAGCCTGCTGTTCTCCAGCGATTTGCTCTTCGTGCCATCGGGTAAGGGCCATGCAGATGGCTGGAGCGTAGTCGGCGTGTCGACCGTCGTTGCTTTTGGCCAAGTCGATGGTGATGCCGTTGTTCGTGTACCTGCGAACGACGCGTTGCATGTCTTGTCGGACGATGGGGTCGGGCGGAAGCTCGACGTCGCCAAGCTCGAACATGGTTCGCAGCGTCATGTACCGCTTGGTTCGCTCGGTAGACGTCCAGACGTGAGGCACGAGCACGAGACCGACCTGCCCTGCGAGGTCTCGAAGGGCATCGCCCATGTACTGGTCGGAGTCGAGGACGGTGACGCGGTAGGCTTTGAGGATGTGGGCGATTTCCTGGAGCACGAGTGCTGGCCGCAGGGGATTCACGGCACTTCCGGTCCACTGCTTGGCCAAGCAAATAACTTTTTTCTTACGTCCAGAGCCGGTGGCGACGACGAGTGTGAAGCTGTTGCCACGGGTAGCGGGGTCGATGGCAGCGGTGTACGTCACACCTGGCTGAGGAGGAGACGCGATGGGAGCCTCGCGCGTAGCCGTCTCAATCATGTGCGTGGTGAAGAGGGCTTCCTCGGGGTCGGCGAAGTCGGCTTCGATGTCGGTGCGGTAGATGCGCGGGTCGCGCTTGGCAATCTCCAGCTTGTCCGCCGTCCAGATCATGGGGGCCATGTCGTAGGCGGGAGCTTTGACGACGACGCAGTCGCGGTCGGGCTTGCCCCATCGCTCTTTGACGAGGTCGTAGAGGAAGCCCATCGGGGCCCAAGGGCTGGAGATGTAGACGAGTTGAGCGCCGGGAAGGATGCGCAGGAGAACGGCGTCGCGCAGGTCATTGACGGAGACGGCGGCGTCGTCTGCGCCCCAGCGGGCTACCTCGTCGAGGATGACGCCAGCGGACCAGCGGGCGACGAGAGACGTACCGGCTTTGGAGGATGCGACGACTTTGATCTCGACGGGGCGACCGGAGGGGTGCCGCATCATGAGGGTGTCGGCGGTGGGGGTCTCCAGGATGAGCTTCGAGAGAAGCGGGGAGGCCATGGTGCGGCCAACGATGTGGCCGAAGACGACGTCGGCGAGGTCCTTCGAGAGGGAGACGATGGAGATACGCGGAATCTCTCCGGGACCAAGCCTGGAGAGATCGGCGCGTTGGGACCAGTGGACGGCTAGTGCGGCGGCGCTGAGCGACTTGGCGGTACGGATGCCGGAGACGATGGCGAACTCTGCTGGCTTAACAGTAGGAGGCAGAGTTCCTCCAAACGCGCGCAGTACTGCCGGGTCATTGCCAAGCTCAGCGAGAGGACGACCATCGGCAACACGAGCAATAGCGCGTTGAAGTGGGCTAGCAGTGGTGAGAGCAAAACCCAGAGGAGAGGTGAGAAGGCCCTCGAAGTGAACCAGGGACTTCTGTTCGAGTTGTTCTTTGACCTTCTCCTCGAAGGCTTGGAGGATGTCATTGGACGATGGGGTTTTTGCGTGGGCGGCCACGGCGTCGGACGATGGCTTCTTCAAGAGCGGGCTCCTCGGCTACTTCCGAGACGGGGGTTTCAGCGGCAGGTGGCTCGGGGGAGATGCTTTTGAGTTCGACGACGTTGTCGAGGGGGACAAGGAGATCTCCAGAACGGACGAATCCGTTCTCGTATCGAAGATCCACGTGCTTTGGGCGGTAGAGGGTGGTGGTGATGCGCGAGGAGTCTGCGGGGTCGAAGACTCCACGGAGGAAGATAGCGCGTTGCAGCGGGAGCATTTGGTGGCCTTTGGACGGATGACAGGGAAGAGGGCTTCGATGAATTCGAGCCCGATGATTTGGGTGTTCTTGTAGTCGGGCGAGACGAGTTTGACGTGGTCATGCCCGAAGGAGTGGATGGCCCAGCCGGTGAGAGTGGCGATGGGCTCGGCGTAGGTGCGCCAGCCGTTGCAGTAGGCTTGGGCGGTGGTGACGATGCGGCCTCCTGGCACGCGGCGCTTGATGGAGTCGCTCATTGGTTATTGGTCTCGCAAAGTCCCCACCGGGTTTGCTTCCAGCGTGGAGCTGTCTTGTCTGTGAAGAACCAGAAGGTGAGCCAACTGTCGCGGTCTTCTTTTGGGGCCAGTGGGCCGTGGCCTACGCGACCAGCGCGCTTCGTTACATTGACCAGCGTATGTCGCAGCGACTTGAACGCGTAATCAATGACGGCATAGTCTCTACGAAACACGTAGTATTCGCCAGTGCGTTGATTGACGCATACGCCATAAGGAGTCGTCTCTCTATCTGCCTTCATGGTTTCCTCGTGGCGAAGCGAAGCAGAGTCGCGCGAGGTCATCAAGTCAAAAGAAACGACGCCCATACGAATGCCATGAGTACCGTGTATAGTGCAAGTAAGTACCGCAAGCGACCAGTAGAAGAGCCACCCATGTTGCAGAATACAAGCAACAAGCCAGGTGGAGCCCCAGTAGAACCCTGAGTAAACGAGAATCGTACGCCCCAGTGTCGAATCTGACTTCTAACTTACCGTCATCTGTGAGCATCTGGAACCGCAGGGGAGGCACTAGCACTTGATTCCAACACCAAGTGCGCTCGTACCTGCTCCTAAAGGCTCCTCGGGCTTTACAGGAACCCGAACTCCGTAACTGGAAAAATTTTTGGGGGGGGTAACCCCCCTAGGTCCCCCCTTAAAAGTGCAGACAGGGGTCGCGGCCGGCCGCCGATGACGCGTTCTGTAACGTGCCGCGTTATCTGCCGGTGCGGATGGAACGTCTTATTCCCTTGCGACTGGAATAGGTTGTGCGCGATATGATTGCACGCGATAGGATTGTGCACGATAGGACCGCCCAAAACCTAATCGCCCGATGCCTAACCCACGCCATCGAATCTTGTACGACCGACCAGGATTGCACGCCCTACTGTAGACGCGCAACCTTGAAGTTTTTGCGTACCGGCGCGACTCGAGTGTCATGGAAGGTTAAGGCGCTGGAATCGTTGCGCTTTGCTTCGCTTTAGCGCCTTCTCGCGATGCTCGCCATGACGTGCGTGTCATGGGCTCGCTTGCCTTGGCATGCCTTGCGTTGACGGCAATATTGAGCACTGTGCTCTGGTTACGGGCACTTAGCTAAGATTGCACCACGTTGGCACGGGGCTCGCAGTATGTTGGCCATGAGCATCCTGGCCATGGCAATCGCAGACCAGCTGTCCGCCGACGCATGCGGGCCCGTCTATGGGTCGCACATTCACAAAGACACTAAGCGAGGTCGCATCGCTCGTCGCGCTCGCAGTGCCGCCGCAACCGCACTCATCGCTCACCTCGGCGACGTCGCACCGGGTTCGTGGCGCTACGACGCACCGGGCTTCGCTGAGCGACTCGAAGAGGCTCGCGAGGTAGCACGCGCTGCATTCGACGCCGCCGTTGCTGAATCCACCTAAGGAGAACGAACATGAAAACCGAAAACGTGCAGGAAACGTGCAACGAGCTCGCAAAGCGTCTCGCTCTGAAAGACGGCCATCCCGACAAGATCGGCATCCTCGCCGACATGCAAGACGCCATGTGGAAGCATGGTCCCGATGCGGTCTTCCGAGCCATCGCAAAGGCACTGCAGAGCCTCGAAAACTAACGCGCTCGCGAGCCTAACCCGCTCGCATGCCGCGTCATGCGCGCGAATCCGTTCGCGCCTATGCCGCGCCATTCAACGCGCTAAGGGAAAATGCAATGGGAATCGGATCTCTCGTTTTGTTCGGAAACCGCCTTTCCGTCATCATGCGTCAACGGCGCGTCATCGGATGCTATGGCGTCGTCAATGAAAGTTACGTGACGTGGCTTGACGGCGGAATTCGTCGCGCATTGTGGGCATCTGACTCCCATTTGCGCATCGCAGAATGACGCGCTCGCGAGCCGAGCTCGCCGCTCGTCGACGCGTGTATCGTCACGCATTACCGCGCCACGTGGCGCTAAGGAAAGACCATGATTATCCTCGCAAAGCTAAACACGATCGCCGCTCTGGCCGATGAAATCGGATGGTGCACCGCGCTATACGCGCTCCTCGACTCATCCGACGCGACGGACACCGCCATCCGTGACGCCGTCGACGCGTATCTGCGCGCGCGCGCTCAGCGTCGAGACCGCAAATAACCTACGACGACGCGAGCCTAGCTCGCCTCTCGTCGACGCTGTGTGACCTAGTCGCATGCCGTCGACGCGTGGATCGTCACGCTATCACCGCGCCCATGGGCGCTTTGGAGAAATCATGCTCTGGAACGCAGGCAAGCAACGCAAAATGGCAAAGACCGCAAAAGTTTTCGCGGCTCTTCCGGCAATACTCCACCTAACACCCGGCAAGGTTGACGGCGTCGAAATATGTCCGGGGCGTTCTGCCGGATGCTCTGCCGCATGTCTTAACACTGCCGGTATGGGTAGCATGAATTGCGTACAGCGAGCGCGGCTCGCAAAAACGCGCGCGTTCCTCGCGGACCCAAAGCGATTCGCGGAAACGCTCACTCGCGAAGCGCGCGTGCTGATTCGACGCGCGCAAAAGCGCGCGCTTACGCCGGTCCTTCGACCTAACGGGACCAGCGATATTTCATGGGAACAACTGCTACCGAGTGACGTGCTCGAATGGTGCTACGACTATACCAAGCGCGCAGACCGATGGCGCGCGCAAGGGTATCACCTGACCCTTTCCTGGCATGAGGAAATGGGCGTCTCGCCCATGGAGCTCGCCATGGAAGCGAAGAAGGCAAAGCGTCCGGGAGTCGCCGTCGTTGTCTCTCCAGAGCTACACGCCCAGCTTACCGCGCGCAAAACCTATCGCGGCATCCCCGTCATTGACGGGACCGTCCACGACTACCGACCGAGCGACCCTAACGGGGCGCTTGTCGTTCTGCTCCCTCTCGGCAGAGCGAAGCGCGATAAGCTGGGGTTCGTCATCACGGAAGAAGCGCAACTATGGTCCGCTGGTCCGCGCTTCGCGAAGCG